CTGAGTTGTTTGTGAACAGTCGCTTGTCGGCTGTATTGACTGCAAGTTCCCCTGTGGAAAGGTCACCTGTAGTTGGGACTGCTCCGGTTGTAGTGGAGCGTTTAATGAGGATGTCGGTAGCCATCTTCCATTCCTGTATTGGTGGGGAACAATGTGAAAAGGAAAGCCCCCGAAGGGGCTAACCAGTGGTCTTAGTTTGGCAGTGCCAATACAAAACCAGTTTCAGGACGCAGTGTCTGAATGCCGTACAGAGTGTCGGCAGTGAACAGGTCAGCAAGGTACTCTTGCTTGTACTGAGTCTGTGAACGAACAGCTAGTTGCTCTGCAAGCACCATAGTGTCACGGTGAGCAAGAACAGCCGCACGAGTGTCAACAGCAGAAGCTGTGTTGTCACCTGCCGCTTCAATGACAGGGCAGTTAGAAGTGACGTAAACGTCTACACCGTACAGTGAGCCGATAAGACCATTCTGAACACCACGGCCATCTACGAAGTCCGAAGAGTTGTAACGGTCGATGCCCAAGATGTCACGACGTGCTGAAGGTGGGATAACCAATACACGACCGTCCATAGGAGTGTCTGCATCGTCCATCTTCTGAATGAGCTCACGGAAAGCGAGGTCAGTGAACACGTCTGTAGCGGCTACTGTGTCGACTGCGTAAGCGGCAACACCGTTAGCACCGTCAACGTAGTAAGAGTTAGAGTGAATCCAGTCTGAACCAGAACCGTTGTCATCACCGAAACGCTTAGCCAATGTGAACAAGTCGTCGTCTACTTGCTTAGCAAGAGCGTAACCTGCATCATCAGTGTAGAAACGACGCATAGAGTCAAGAGCCTGAACACCAGTGATATCCTCAATCATGCGAGAGTATTCGTAGTGCTTGTCTACTGAAATCTGTACTTCAGATTCAGTGTCAGCTTGGATAGTTACCGCAGTGTTAGCCGCCTTAACAGAAGCTGAGCCACGAGTAGGCTTAGGGATATGAAGAGTGTCACCCTTCTTACCGACCATTGACATCTTGTTGACAAGGTTTGCCAATACAAGGTTCTTTTTGTACGCCGCTACGATTTCGTCAGACCACAACTCTGGAATGAACGTTGCCGCATTGGTGTTGTTTACAATGGAGGTACTACCTCCGGGATATGCTACTTTAGCCATGATAGTTCCTTAATGTTACCTAACCCGACCATCTGCATAAGCGTTTCTGATTTCTTCAGCTAATTGCATATAGCGGTCTGGGTCTGTTTGCATGAGTTTAATGATGTCAGCACGACGATAAACTTTGCGACTAGGTGCTTCAGCAGAACCCTTGGTAGTCCCTGTAGATGCCTTTTTAATTGTATCTTTACGAGCACTTGTTTCAGTCTTGGCAGTTTCTTTAACAAAGTCTTGCCGCTCTTTCCACAAGTTGAGTAGCTCATCAGCAGAATCAAAATCATAAGACTGGTCTGCTTGACGTAAAAGGCTAACACGCACTTTAGACTTCCCTACCCAATCTAAGAACTTATTGTCTTGGACAATCGTTGCAAAGTCTGGATGGGCTGACTTTAGTCTTGCTAATGCTTCCTGTTGTCGCATCTGCTGAGTAACTGTCTCAGCTTCTTTGATCTTAGGATGATTAGCAATTGCGTAATCTACAGCTTTCTGAGGGTCTGTGTAGAAGTCTACGTCATCTACCTCTGTGCTGTCGTGGGCTTGTTTTTGTGTAGAGAGTTGTGTTGAGATGAAATCATCAACGACTTTACGTAGCTCCCCGACCTCTGACGATTGACGACCTAAAAGCTTTTCAGCCTCTTGGTGCATTCGTACAATGTCTTTAATGTCTTTCCCCTGATACTTCTCAGAGAGGTCATCTTCAGACTGCTCAGGTTCTTCTACGGTTTCTTCAGCTTCCTCTTCAGTTAGCTCTGAAACTTCTTCGTCGAGAATTTCTTCTTCCCGCTCATCTATAAATTTTGCCATTCATTACTCCGTGCCGTAGCATTATGGAAGTGATTATTTTCTAGCGGCTCTCTCGTGATCCCTAGCCCACTTATCATCAGCATCGGGCCATCCGATACCTTTGAAATGTGAAGATACACTTGAGATTATCCGCTGTGCGGTGTCACCACACTCAGGACAGGTTGAGTAGAAATCATTAGAATCTACCCACTGTTCTTCTATGTGTTGACAATTCGTACATTTAAAGTCAAACCGCTTAATCATCATTCACTCCTGTGAGTTCATCATGAGTTCTGCGGATGCTATCTTCAAAGTACAGAATCTGTTTTAAAACTTTAAGCTGACCTTGAATAGTCGCAAGGTCAACTCCGTCTTTAATATCTTCAATACGAAAGTTGTCTGAGATATCCTCTAGGTCTTCTACAAATTGTTTCCAACCTTCTGTAGCAAACATCTCAAAGTAATTATCGTATTGTCGTTGTAGTTCTTGATCCAAAAGAATTATCCTTCATAGGTT